GTTACCGACACACTCCAGATATGCTGATCTTGCACCCTCAGCAGCAAATGTAATCGTTCCACGCTCCATGGAATGAATCCTGTCGCCGTCTGTCAGCAGATTTCTCACCGGATTGTGCGCTATGTCGATACTCTTGATAATAAATTTCCCTGCTGTTGCCAGAAGCTGCAGTGCTTCGTTTGCCGCCTCCGGCATTCCCGCAATATAATCCTTGGTAGAATCATCCGTCGGAATATTGTTACCGTCTGCCGAGAACATCTTCTGCAGCGTATATAGTTTGATCTCTCTCCATGTGATCATTTCCTACAACCCCAAATTCCTTAAAATTGCTTCTTTGATCTCCGTAGTCGTTCCCGATACCACAATACCAAGTTTCCCGGCAAGAGTATATGTATCGGCTTTGCTCATGCGCTGGATCTGGCGCTTTGTATACCTGCCAGTATTCAGATTCACATCTTCCCTGCCTGAATCCTTGTCCAGATCGTCTGCTGTGCCGGAATCTGCCATTTCACCTGGATTGTCTGCTGTGCCGGAATCTACTGCCTTGTCCGGATTGCCTGCCATATCAGAACCTGCTGTCTCAACAGGATCATCGCCGCCTACCATACCGGAATCTGCTGTTTCGTCTGCATTGTCCGCTGTGCCAGAACCTACTGCCTTGTCCAGATCGTCTTCTCTATCAGAATTGACTGCCTCTGAAATATAATCTCCGTTTTCCAGAACCCGGATAACCTTAAACCGTCTCCCGCCGTCCGTGAAAATATCTCCTACGTTAAACCCTTTTTTTATCATAATCCTATTCCTTTCAGGACAAGGAGCTGCGACGTAATGTTGCGACGTCGCAACCCCGCCTCATACTCAAGTTAATGTAGTACCCTGACTTGCACCGCCCAGAATAACATGACGCCAGTTATAAAAGCCACAGGACATACGCCCGTAACCGTTGTACTCAAGATTCCTGTTATGGTTATTCACCGCACTCTTCACATCCAAAGGTGTTCTGTCATAAAAGACCGTACCGTTGTATGCCTTGTTTGCCTCATCCGACATGATGATATAGGGCTCCGTGCCCTCAGCCGCCTGCCACAGCGGATCGACTATCAGTGTCCACTTGCCCTTCTGGGTATTGACATCATTGTAATCGGAACCCACTAACAGCGAAGATTTCATGATCCTCTGGATCGTTTCCTCCAGCTTATAGCAGTTGCCCGGAATGATGATCTTATTGAACCCGTAGCCGGTCACCTGTCCGCTGTCATTCAGGAAATTACGCCCGATGTTGGCCAGACGAATCAGCATAGCGGCATCGTTGCCGAATGCATTTGTGAACACATTCGACTGTACCTTGACATTAGACTTGACAGACTTGTGGTCCGTGGCAAATACGGACTTACCGTCGCCGGTTGTCTTGTCCAGCTTCGTCTTCTTAGGTCCGATCACAAACTCGCTGCCCTCCGTGACCAGCGCATTGGTTGCCAGCTCCGCACGGGTTCTCTTGTACCCGAGCACCAGATTCCTTGCGATCGTCCGCATGCCGTCGATGTCACCGTCATCCAGCATTTCCTTCGTCATAGCCACTTCCTTCATGAATGCCTTATGGATGATCAGCTTC